TAGAGGGCCTCAAGTCCGTGTTCGGCTTCATCGACAGCGTGCATACCTCTGACGAGGAGCGGCTCGTGATGAAGGCCAAGCTGATGGAGCATTACCAGCCCATCCTCCTGGCATCGGTCGAGCTGGAGAAGACGGCGGCCGAAATGCGGGTCAAGGTGCTGGAGCTTGAGGGCAAGTCAGATCGCTGGCTGGTCTGGTCCTGGAGGCCCGTCACGATGTATCTGCTGCTGGCCAACGTCATGGTCAGCCACTGGGCGCCAATGTGGGGTGTTCAGAACGCCCCGGATGCCACCATGTCTTGGAACGCACTCATGATGGGGCTGGGTTTCATTGGCGGGACTCGAGGCATCGAGAAGATCGTCAGGGTACTCAAAGCAAAAGAGAAAATCTAGCGCCTCGTACACCCTCCCCCGAACCCACTTGTAGCTCTGTACCACCTGACCGTGTTCTCCAAGCCAACCCGTAGGCTGGTGGAGAACCGCCAGTCGAGTATCTGGGCAGCTCTGCTTGGGTCTAGTGCCCGGCGAGGCTGCCCATCTGGCTTTGTGGAATCCCAGTCGAAGCACCCCGTGTAGCCCATAATCCCGCCGATCATATCTGCTAGCACCTTCATGGATATGGGGTCGTATGAGCTTAGGTTGATAGGCTCCGGCTTCATGGTCTTCTCCACCACCCTCACGATTGCCTCAGCAGCGTCGTCCACGTAGAGGAAGTCTCTAGTAGGTGTGCCCGTCCCCCACAACAGAACCGCCGACTTGCCGGAGAGAATGGCATTCTCCACCTTCCTGATGATCGCCGGTATGACGTGCGAGGTCTCGAGGTCGAAGTTGTCCCCAGGCCCGTACAGGTTGGTCGGAATGAGGTACGCCCCCTTCAACTTATACTGCTTGTAGTAAGCCAGCATCTGCATCAGGAGCGCCCTCTTCGCTATACCGTAGGGAGCGTTGGTCGGCTCTGGGAAGCCCTCGAACAGGTTGTACTCCACATGGACGGCGTCCTTAGGGTACGAACAGGCTGTACCCACCATCACCAGGTTCTCCACCCCGTACATCCTGCACGCCTCGATGACCTCTATCCCCATGGCCATGTTGTCATAGAACATCGTGCCCGGTTTAGCCTGGTTCAATCCAATCCCCCCCACCGTGGCCGCTAGGTGCACTACGATGTGAGGGTTCACCTTCTGGAACAGTTGGTGGACCTGGTCTTGCCGCCTCAAGTCGTATTTCTCTGACCGAGGGGTCGCCGGGTTGTACCCCTTCTCCATCAGCTTTTTCACAACTACCCTACCGAGGAAACCAGCTCCACCCGTCACCAGCACAGTCTTTATCTTATCCACCACGCCCTCCTTTTGTTTTCAAAGCGCCTTTGGGGCCGCAGGCCCTCCAAGCCATCGCTACTCCGGAGTTGGAATGTGTTCGCCTCCTTCGTAGTACCTCACTCCCAGTATAAAGCAGTCCTTGCTGGGGCTGACCTGGGTTGTTATGTAGGCTATCTTCTGCGACTCTGCGAGAGCCCAGTTGGGCACCTCAAGCTTGCCTCCGTTGGCCACGATCACTGCGAGCAGCATCCTGGCACACTCCTCGTCCATCATGGCTCTCATATCTCCACTGCCTCCTCTCCTGGTATATCCAGTAGCTCGGTGGGGAACCAGCCCGGCGGTGGGGTGTAGGACCAGATCATCTCGGCGTCATGCAGTATCTCCTTCTCCTTGTTGAACGCTGATATGATCCGGATTGAGCTCGGGTCTACTCTGTACTTCTTCCCGATTGGTACGTGGTCTTCTATCTTCCACAACCCGTTCTTGGTCTCGCGCTTTATTAGCCTAGCAGTCACCGTCTCGCTCATCTGTTGGGCCCTCCTCTTGACCTTCTCTTTATACCGTAGTTCTCCATCATCTGGAGCAGCCGCTGGCATGTTATGCCTAGGATGACGGCTATCTGCCTGGACGACAGCTTCCGCTTCCAGTACAGGTTGTCTATCATGTCCCTTATGCTCTTGTGACCATTCTCTTTGGCGAAGGTGTTCCACTCCTTTAGTGACCGGGCCCTGTGCACAGGTTAATCACCTCCTCTCGGTTCGAGCGCCTCGTTAAGCCCACATACACAGTCCACCTTCACCTCGGCTACTGGTCCAACATCAACTCTCTTGTGTGGTGGCCGGTGGGTGTGGTAGGGTAGGTCGCTTACCAGTAGTTCCTCCTTGGTCGGCTGGCAATGTGGACCGTGTATGGCGTACCTTCGCAACGCTTCCTTCAGCTGCTTGTTCTCTAGGTATGCCTCCCAAAGCACATGCAGCTTCTCGGCGGTCTTACCTCCGTCTATCGCTGTTACGCCTTCCTCGCGGCTGACGGTAAGAGACCGGTAGAACTCCAGCTCAGCCTGCTCTTCTGGTGTCATCTCATATCTCCCTTAAGCTATACACCATCTCTTTACCCACCATGGCCACGCTGATGATCTTAGCCTCCTCCAGGGTCTGCGTCAACTCTCGCAGCCGCCTCGAACTAATGCCATACCTGTATATCCGCTTCAGTAGGTTCGACTTGCTCATGGACCCACCCGCCTTGCGTAGCGCGTACAGTAGCCGCTCATGCTCCTTGCCTAACTGAGTCGTCTCGACCCGCTGGAACGCCTCGGGCATACTCACCTCAGTTATGTTGATGAGTGCGAGCGCCCGCTCGAACAGTTCCTCCGTGAGTACCATCGGCTTGCCCTCGCTGGCGGCTAGTATCATGCCAAGCCGTATTAGGTGGTCCGGCTTCCTCTCGTAGTAGTGCGAGAGCGCGAGGTGGTCCTGCTCCTTCGGGTAGTTTTTGTACCAGTTTTCGTACCACGCCTCCGCTTCGGGCGCGAGGGAGAAGTTGCCTTGCATTCTCCCGATCTCTTTGATGCCTTCAACGAACCAATCGTTAGACTTTGCATAGTCCGGTATTCGAGGGAACGCAAATCGTCTGGGGGTGGTGGACTGATGGATGAACAGAGTTCGTGCCATAAATCCTCCACCGTATGCAAGGCGCGGGAACATTTCGGACATCCAATCGGGTGTCGTGGCTCCAAGAAGAGTAATAGCAGTACCCCTGAGTCTAAATTTACCCTTACTGCGTGTGATGTAATCGAATGGCGCATCTCTCGTATCCGCTAAAGAGGTTAACAGGTCTATCATATCTTCATTATACGTCTGCCTGCCCAGGAAGACGCCCAGCTCCGGGGCGAAGAGCATGGCAGTCGCGTCTCCTTCAATCCTAGTCTCCTTTTCACCTCCTTTGCCCGTTTTAACCTGGAGCGAGAGCGCTTCGATGAGACCTTCGGGAGTAATTTTCTCAGAGATGACGTTAGCTGTTTCGGAGAAACGCAGAACGTCAACTCCGATACCGCAAGCTGTCGTTTTTCGGCAGACTCCCGAGGGCGAGACGAGAATGATATAGTGATTTGGATATACTCGGTAGTAGGATTTATCAAACTTAATACTTCTCTTGAGGCTAGCAGATAGGACCGCCACCCCAACCCAGAAATGAAAAATGTCGGGAGCTTCGTGACCTTCCGTAAGTCTAAGGTACTCACCTAGCCACCCCTCCTTCGGGAAGCTGACCGCTACCCTCTCTGGTGGGGGTGCCAGCAGAGTGGCCGGGTCGGCACCCCCCATCACGACGGAGATCAAGGCGTCCATTGGCACACCCAGCCTGTTGGCGGCCGTTACCAACAGCTTGTCCTTCTGGTCTGGCGTGGCGTGCTCTATGAACCTTTGCAGGTACTTTATAACTTCTATCTTCGATGCGTCGGTCGGCCACTCCTTGGCCTCTAGTTGCTGGACGAGGATGTCGAATTGCTTTTGGATCGGGACGGTCATACTGTGGCCTCCACTCCATTATTTCAGCCTGTCCCTCCAGTAGTCCAGCAAGTCTCTCATGGTCTGATCGAAGGGTATCTCCGGGGACCAGCCGGTCTGCATCCTAAAGGCGTGGCAGTGGCCTATCAGGCGGGGCACATCCGATGGTCGCAGCATGGCCTGGTCGATTTGGATGTTGCGGACCTTGACGTTAGCCAACTCCAGCAGCAGGTCGAGGACCGAGCGCATGCTCCTGCCTATACCACTGCAGACATTGAAGACCTCGCCTGGTGGGCAGTGCTCTACTGCAAGGATGTAGGCTCTTACCATGTCCCGGACGTCGGTGAGGTCGCGGACTGCACTCAGGTTACCTACCACGATGTCGTCCCTCTTGCCCTGCTTGACCTCGGCTACTTGCCTGGCGAAGGTTGAGGTAGCGTACATATGCCCCCGCCCTGGGCCGGTGTGGTTGAAGGCCCGGGTCCTGGTTATGCCAAGGCCATAACTCTTGTGGTACTGGTAGCAGAGGTAGCTTGCGGCCACCTTGCTCACCCCGTAGGGGCTGAGAGGACGCAGCGGCTGGCCTTCCCATATGGGTAGCTCGTGGTCCTCTACCAACCCGTACTCTTCACTCGAGCCGGCGAAGTGCATCCTTGCGAGGGGGCAGCACTTTCGCATAGACTCCAGGATGTTTAGTGTCCCCATTAAGTTGACTTCAAAGGTCTTTACTGGGTCGGCAAAAGAGTCTGGAACGAATGGCCTCGCGGCCAGGTGGAATATTATGTTAGGTTTTAGGTCTCTGAACACCTCGTCCACGTCCCACCTTGAGGTTATGTTCCGGGCGTAGCTTTCCTTGATGCCAGCAGGCAGCTCCGGTTTTGGCCCTGTGTACCATGGCTCGACTATGCCATAGACATCCCAGTCCTTCCGCTCCTGTATTATGTACTTTGCTAGATGATGGCCTGCGAAGCCGGCTATCCCGGTTATCAGAACCTTGGTCATACGTCCTCCAATTCTCCCCAGTAGGGGCCGCGACTAATCCCATACGGCATTGACACAGTGTACCCGAACACCTCGATGGGCTTTGCGAACGCTTCGCTGAACACCTTGATGCTCTCATGCTCGTCGGGCGTCTCGTCCAGCAGCGAGTCCCACCCGTGGTGGATGACCTGCCCCCTACGCTGCCCACTCATGGTCATCTTATCCACCTCTATGAGGATACCATTGACCCAGTCCGCACCGGTGCTCTGAATGATGGTGTTGGGTGGGACGCCGTGCGTGTCACCGGCGAAGAGTAGTCGTGGGCGTCCCCACTCGTTCACGACACTCATCTGCTGGCGTGCCTTCGCGCGGACGTCTCCCCACCATCTAGGTATCTCAGGGTAAGCACCCTGTATGACTTTCCTGAGGTTTGCTATCTGCTCGGAGGTCAGTACGATCTCACCCTCAGTCTCTTCGAGGATGGTAACTGCGATGGTGGCATCGCCGGCGCCGAACTCCCATGCGTACCAGTACGACTTGGCCGGGTCCCGCCTATCCTCAGCCGCTTTGCCTTTGTTCTCCATCAGTCGCTTGATAGTGGCTATGTCCTCGAGTCCGGTGGCTGTGCCGTCTGCGAGGTAGGCGTTGTAACTGTGGACATCCACGTCCTCCTCGATCATCTTGATGAGCTTGGTGGCCCCCGATGCGAGCGCGATCAGGTACATCTCCATCTGCTTCGCGTCACAGTTCACCAGCACCTTGCCTGGAGCAGCCCGGTACATCGACCTGATGTTGTGCTTGCGCTTGGGTATATTCTGCAAGTCAGGCCTCGATGAGGTGGGTCGACCAGTCCTCGACCCGGTCCCCTTCCAGCTTGACCGGACTCGCTCGTCGTGGTGGACATACAGGTTATCTAGGAAGGCTGCCTTGATGTGCCGCCACTCGAACCACTTGACCAGTAGGCGGCAGAGCTGCTCGATCTCTTCGGGGAGCTCATCGAAGGCGATGTGTTGGAAGAGTACGAGCTTGGTGAGCTGGGGTATCTTCTTTACCTTGGTGAGCGCCTTGGGTTTCAAGCCAAGGTCCTCATAGAGGAACTTGCGCCACTCATCCCTGGAACCAGGGTTGGTAACCTTTCGGCCGGTGAACTCACTCAGCAGGAACTGCAGCTCCTCTATCTTCTCGTAGTACTGGGACTGTAGCATGCTGTGGCGGTCGAGGTCCACCATGATGCCCCTGGACTGCAGGTTGTAGAGAGCCTGGAACAGAGGGTGGACGTGGTCCGCATAGAAGTGGACCAGCCCGTCATCCCGCAGGTCCCTGTCCAGCTGCTCGTCTATCCTAGCAGTGGCTAGGCAGTCACGGAGGTTGTAGGTCCAGGTTGAGTTGCTAGGTCTCATACGTCTACAGCCAGTCCTACGATACAGGCCCCCAAGAAGGTTAAGGATAGGAAAAGTATCACATCCAAGGTGCGGCCACTAAGTAGTTCGGCGGCCGTTGCTGCTACCATTCCCAGAGCAAATATACCCCCTACTCCGGCCATTATTAGCGGCCAATATAGGAAGATGACTCGCTTCATTTCCCCTCCTCCTCCGCTTCATCGGTCTGCGTAGCCATGTCCTTCCAGAACGGCATGGTGCTGTGAGTAGAGGCTACGAACTCGAGCTTGTGTGGCAGCTCAGCGTACAGCAGGTGGTGCTTCGCGCCTGTGTCCCCGTCCCAGTTGTTCACCACGAACCCTACCTCGGCCAGCTTGGGTATGTCGGCGGTGCCACCGTAGTGGAATCGCTTACCACGGGGGCCGGCGAGGACATCATACAGGTACTCCACGACCACAGCCAGGTCGGGCTCTGCCCAGTACTTGCTCTCATCGTTACTCCAAAACGGTATGCAGAGCGCGTCCCGCTCAGTCCAAGCCAAGCCGACACATAGCAGGGCCGCCCCGAGCCACTCAAGATCAATCCAAACCGGTCCACCGTCCAGCCGCAGGGGCGACAGCTCTCTGACCACATCGTCCACGGTGGGCTGGATGATTAGGTTTTCCTCATACGGTGGGGGAGGGTCGCTGGCGTACTCGACTGCCTTCCGGATGTCCTCTCTAACTATACCCCAGAAGGTACGCATCTTCTCACCCTTGACCAGTGCCCCCGGGTGGAGGGTTGGTACGACCAGCAGGTCCACGCCCTCTATGGTGACACGCCACACATACCCCCGCCTCCGCATTATCCCACTACGGCCGACCAGGGTCTGCAGGGCATAGTTGCCCAGGGCAATTATCACCTTCGGCTTCACTTCCCTAATGGTGCGCCGCCAATACGCGGAGCAGTGTACTAGGGCGTCAGCCACTAAGCCTGGTGGTAGTGAGTCCAGCTTGTTACTGGGAGGCCGACAGTTTATGGCATTGTGGATGAAGAATTGTTGCCGACGGAACCCTGCCTCCATGATGAGCTTGGTTAGTATACGCCCAACTCCCCCCACGAACGGCAGCCCTTGCTTGACCTCATCAGCACCCAAAGACTCGCCCATAAAGAGAATGCGAGCATCAGGGTTGCCAAACCCAACAGCGAAGCCCTCAGTCAGACATGCAATAGGGCAGGGGGTGCAATGGGATGGCCGGTCGATCATCTGTCTTTGCTCCGCAGAAGCTGCACCTATTCTTCCCTCTCCTGTACCGTCTACCCTTAAAGTTCTTGTGCTTATTGCCGAAGAGATGAGTGAACAGGTCATCGTCCATCATCTCCTTATCGACGGAGTAGCCTAGACTGTACTGCTTGGGCGTAAACTTAGTGAACAATGTCATCCGGGACAATGATATCCTTCGCTTGGTAGAAGTACGCCACCACTCCGAATCGGTCGTCTGCCCTTGGGAGGGCACCGAGCATTGCGCCGTGTGCGTCCATCAGTCGCTGACGGGTCACCTTGCGAGGCGCGCCCGGCCCCCCAATCATAAGCATCCCGGTGGGGAGGCTCATTACTACAACGGAGGGCCAGGCGTTCTCCTCGATTGCTACATCGGCGGCCATCTGGAAGTACTCTCTAATCTTCTTCGCTGCCCTGATGTCCACTTTCTCCTCCTGCTATGTCTCTTACCAGTTCATCGGTTATTACAATCGACCCCCTTGCGGCCATCCACCACTCAAGGTCGTGGTCGTACTCGAAGCCCATTCTAACTAAGGCTTGTCGAAGATAAGCAAGTCTCCGCAGATGGGGAGCATCCTCTTCTCGTCCTTCGCCCTCTCCACCTGCGGGGCTACCCATATGTTGCTCGGCCATGAGTTTATCACTCTCATGATGAGCCGCAGTCCTTCAGAGGTGAACACCTTCCAAAGGATGAGCGGCCAGTCCAAGTAGGGAACGCCCTCGGGTAGACGGTAGACTTGCTTCATAATGATAAGAGCAACCTTTCCGCCCGGTCCAAGAGCGTCTCTTGAGCTGATACCAACCTTCTGCATAAACTGGATAAACTCCGCCATACTGAAACTTGACGCCGAGTCCTCGGAGTAGAGTTCTGCAAGCATATTAGCATATGGCGGGTCAAGAAACACAAGATCAGCACCGTCTGAGCCAGCAGGTAAGCCCTTAGCCACGTCCCATTCAAGGATATCCTCCCTCGCCGGCCTTATGTCGCTGGCGATGCACCTTCGGTCCCATGCTTTGCAGACGTCAAGAGTAACTCCCCCTCCGGCGAAAGGGTCAACAACGAGGTCGCCAACGTCTGTGTAGTACCACAACAGGTTCTCAATAATGTCACCAGGTATTGCTCCAGGGTGAGGCTGACCATACTTAGGGTTAAGACCACCGAAGTGCCACAGGTCGTACACCTTGAGTGGGAAATCGAGTGGGTCCCGATCAACCTTTTGGACGGTCTTGTAGACTGCGAACACCGTAGTCTCGCCACGATCCAGTTTTTCAATCTGAGCAGCCACATGGGGGCTATCCTTTCCGGCGGCTACGATCTTGGTCATCATGTAGTAGGTGCGCTCGCCTACACCCAACTTGTCGGCCACCTTGGCTCGTGCTTGGCCCTTTTCTTCTTCAGGTAATGTTACCTGATCCTCCGCAATAGCCTTTCCCATTTGTTGACGCTCCTTGGCTCGAGCGTCCTCCGCCCCATGCAGGACCTCGGCCTCGCGCATCATCTCCGAGAAGGTCTTTTTCCGATGGCGGTTGCTTTCGACAAGGGCGATAGAGAGGGAGGCATCGTCGGGGAAGGAGCGGCTGAGGACAGGCACTTCGGTGAGCCCAAGCGAGAGTGCTGCAGCCAGCCGCCTGTGACCGGAGACGAGTATCCCTTCGGTGGTGATCAGGAGAGGCTCAAGGATGCCCTCCGTCAGGATACTTTTCTTCAACGCCTCGAAGTCGTCTCCGCTAGGGGCGGTGTATATGTATGCGTTGAGTGGGTTACTTGCGATGCTTCGCGGGTTTACGAGGCTGACTTCCACGCTTCTCCTCCTGAGGTAGTGGGTGCTCCACACCGAACGGTTCGAGGACTGCGCCGAAAGCCTCGACTACCTGTATCATCTCTACCGACTCTTCGTCGTAGTTGGTGTACCCGTACCGCTCATAGACGATACGCTTGATGCCTGAGCTGAGTAGGATGGGTAGGCATCGGGGGCAGGGATGACCTGAGGCGTACATCGTAGCGCCGATCATCCGCGTGGCCTGGCCGGTCATCATTGCCGACCACACGGCGTTCATGTCACCGTGTATTGCTCGGAGGCAGTGCGTCCGCTGGTCATCCAGCTCCACCAGTATGCAGTCGGCCTCATAGCAGTGGGGGTGGCCCGGAGGCGCACCGTTGTAGCCGGTGGCGATGATACGGCCCAGCTTGTCCACTATCACCGACCCGTGCTGAGCCCGGAGGCAGGTGCTACGCTCCTTGATGTCGTGGACTACCTGCATCCAGTAGGTGTCTATGTCTGGCCTATCGAAGTCGATCATTTATGTCCTCCCTTCTGCTCCCTCTGTGAGGGGGTTTACTTCACAGTCGGCACCCCCGATGCGCTCAACTCTCCGACCACGAGCGACTTCGGCGGGCACCGAGGGACCGTGACTATGTTCAAGGACTCTCGGCTGCAGCGTCTCAGGAGGCGGCTCAGGTCGTGGGGCTGTCTCATAATCTGAGTCGGGCTTATGCCTCCGCGTGGCGATGCCTAGGAAGCCGGCTATCTGTGGTGGCTGGCACCTCTCGTGGTACTCCATCGTGCCCTCTCGAACCTCGTCGGGCAGAAAGAGGACAGCCTTGCACTCGCCGTACGACTCCTTGGGGTCGATCTTATCTCCGCAAACGTCGCATAGGGTTACCTTCATAGTCTCCTCCACTCTCTTTATGGTGAGGTTCTTTGGAACCTCGCTCCAGCCTAGAGGTGGCTTAGTCATGTGAAACATCACCTCCTCTGCTAGAACCTTAAGCCAACTTTTAGGTGGGGTTGCCATACTTCCTCCTGAGGCGGCTTACAGGTGGGTCTTACCGCCCGATATTTTAACGGGGTACGCGGTAGCCCTCGGGTACTAACTGCCCACCCTGCGCCAATAGTTTTAATGCCGGCCGTTGTCACGTCGGGACCCGGCCGGCGCTTAGTCCCTCGGAGGCTGCAGTCGGCTATGAGCGGTCCGAGGACCGGGGCCCCCACCGACTGCAAGATGCGCGACTCACCCAACGACACTTGGGGCCCTGGCGCTGTACTTTTCAAGCCAAATCTAGAACGGAACCTGGCCCACGTCTTCGGACCTGATCGTCTCGGTCTCCCTATCCTCGGCGGCCATCTTGAGGGAGAAGAATCGGGTGATGTCGGGCGCCACTCGCTTCTCGCCGGACGCCTGGTCCGTGTAGGCCCGATTACCGACAGCTGCGCCGACAAACTCGCCATGCAACTCTTCGGTGTCCCATGGCTTGCCCTTGTCCGCTACCAGGTCGGGTCGCACCGCCTTGAGAAACTCCTCCAGGAAGCCTGCGCCTTTCCCCTCGATGGGGGTACGCCGCCAGAGGTTGCGGCCGACCTCACTCACGTCCCCACCCTTGATTACCTCCGCGATGGTGAAGGACCAGTTAATCATCCTGGTCTTTCTCTCGTTTTGGGCCACCTCCATCGCAGAGCCGACGACCTGCAGCTTATACAGGCCTGGAACGACCTCTCCGAACTGGACGGCTTCGCTGAAGTCAGGCTGGATTCTTGCCATATTTATTCACCTCCCTTCGGCTTGAAGTTTTTGAGTACCCCTTTCCACTTGTTCCGCTCCACCTCCTTGCGAGGGTTCATCTGCCGGTTGAATTCCCGCCGCTGTTTATTGGTCATCTTCTTCGGTATCTTCACAGTTCTATCCCTGCCTTCTTGAGGAAGGCGACGAGGTCGGGGGCCTCCAGCTTCTCAAACCTACCCTTCCGGTAACCGGCTGGCCACCACCCCTCATGCTGGGTGACGAGGGTAAACTTACCTTCCTCCCCCGGCTTAGGCTTAACCCGGAGGTAGTAGTCGAATTGGAGGGGTATCTGCTGCATCATCTTGCCAGGCAGCAGCATACCCCCACCAATCACCTTGGTGTCCTCGTCCTGGTTAATACCCTCGTGGGCCACCAAGATAAACAGCGAGTTGAATTTGCGGCACTCACGGATGAACACCTTCCACCGCTCGTGCGCCAGGCCGTAGTCTCGCTGTTCCGCCAAAGCTCGCCTGAACTTACCCGCTTCCTCGAAGGTCTCAGTCTCGTGAGTTTTGTCACCTTTCTTGGGAGGGGCTGAACCCTTGATGATGTCTTCCATGCCACTCACCGGGTACAAGGGCACAGCCCCCATCTCCTTCTTCCCCCAAGCCCTGGGTAACCTCAAGACGTCTCTCATGCAGCAGTCGTAGCCCTCGGTCGCTGAGTCTGCGATGACGACATCGAAGGGTGGCTTGTCCGCTGGGGCCTTGGCGTACTCGTCAGCGAGCTTGCCCATCCGCTCGAGTGACTCGGGCCACTCGTCGGGCTCGAAGATCACATCCTTAGGTCCGAGCAGAGCTTCCGCAGCCGCCCATGCCCCCTTGTCGAAGTCCATCACGAACTTCCGCCCGGGTACACTCAGGGCGATGCGGGTCTTCATGGTCTTCGGTGCGCCGTAGATCGCTATGCTCTTCCGTCTGGCCGTTGCGGGTTCTCCACCATGGTACTCTCTACCCATAGTAACTCCCCCTTCACAGTTTTCACACCCAGAGCACAACTCGTAGTCCCAGTCCCCCGGGTACGAGGCTGGTACCTTTACAACTCCTACGCCGTCACAACTCATCTGGTTGGACTGCGAAGATGGAGTCGCGGCAGACCCACTCGTACTCCTCTCTTGTGTACCCGTCTGCGGGGGGCACCCACCTTGAGCCGACTACTACCCTCTCGCAAATCGACTCTTTGCCGATGGTTACCTCCAACCGGACGCCACCGCTGAAATCTCGCCGGAGACTGATATAACTTCCGTCCATCTGTTTCGTGGTCTTGCCCATCAGGCGAGCCGTCTCCCTGAAGTCCTCCCTGCTGATCTCCCAGATGGTGAAGGTGAACGAAGGTAGGTCCAGGCCGGGCTCCCTCCGTAATAGGTCCACCAACTCCTCTAGGCCTCGCAGTGTTGCTTCCCGCTCCACCGCCGGACTTGTGACCTCATCCAGCGGACCTGCACTCTCTTCTGTCATTTCTTCTCCTCCGTGTACCGTGGTAGGTACATGCCTCCGAACACCTGCTCGCTCTCACCATACATGCACAACGGTTTGAATAGGCACTCCTTTCCTGTGAGAGGGTCTACGCAAGGCGAGCCCTCGTTTCGCCGCCAGAACTTCTTCTCCCTCTTTCGGGCAATCTCTTCTCGGATGTCCACCCTGTCCTGAACCCAGGCCACGATGTCCTTGTCGTCCCGCAGTACCGGGAACCGGTAGAAGTCTACGGGCTTCTTCCGTATAGCGTTGACTATCACGCCTGTCACGGGGTACTTGTAGGCCTCCCGCGCCCCGAACACGGAGCCCGTGATCTGTGGGTTGAGTGCGAACTGCTTCTCGAACTTGTCTTGAGGTTGGCTGGTGGTCTTGTGTTCAAGGACAAAGAACCGGCCGGTGGGTATGTCTTGCACAACTAAGTCGATTCGGACCGTGAAGGTGTGCCCGGGCGCGAGTTGGACCTCGACTTCCCTCTCCGTCTGCACCACCCTGAAGGTTTCCCGCTCCAGCGGGTAATGGTCCACGTACTCGGAGAGTAGCTCCATGGTCTGCTGGATGGACGCCAACTTCGTATCATAGCTTATCCCCCCATAGACTTTTGCTTCCTCCTCCAGGTACTCCACAGCCCGCGCTATGGCGTCACCTTCCCCTTCACCCCGGTAGTACGAGGCGAGACCTTCGTGGACTGCGCTGCCCACCGAGAAGTACCCCTCTCGGTTGGTCGACTGCAACCCCCTCCCCCTCGACCATGTCACCTCGTGGGAGAGGTAGTGCTTGGTAGGGCACTCCTTGTAGTCGCCCTCGTAGTGAATGCCGAATGGACTGCCGGCAAACCTGAACTTACTCATCGGTGCCTCCTAGCACGGCGCCGAGCACCAGCATGTACCCGAACAGGGCACCTGTGTACAGTTCGCCGCAAAACTCACCGTTTGCCTTCTCGCCGTGCCTGTAGCCTCGGGTGTGGTGCACGTTCGCTGTCTCCGATGCCACCCTCTCACCACACCCAGGGCAGGTCCACTTCATGTAGACCTCTGCACCTTTCTCTATCCACTTGTTGATCTCATCCATCATGTCGGTGATGGGTTTATCCGAGAATGTCCTCAATGGCATAGCCAGCCTCCTTTAGCTCCTCTGCCAGTTTGTCGAACATGAGTGCCTTCTTGCGAGAGTCACCATGACTCTGCCTTGGCACCCTCTTCTCCTTTGGTGGGGGTAGCTCTTGCTCGAGCAGCCGCTGAACGATCAAGCCAACTACTATCGGGTCGGCCATCATACCCTCACTATGCGTCCTTGCGCCACATCATTGTCCCAATCCATCAGCCCACACCTGCGGCAGAATGTGGTGAACACGGGGTCGGTGTGGAACACCTCCAGGTAGTATACTGTGTCATCCTTCAGCTCGCTGATGACCATGCGGTGGGTCACGTGGGTCAGCTCCTCGTCGCTGTACCTCCATTGAGACCCCGGTTCAAAGATCGGCTCGTTGCAACTCTCCAGCCAGCTGTCCTTAACTACTTGGCCGCCTTCGATCTCTACTGAATGGATATCGCACCGTACCCCTAGCTGCTGGGCTTCGCTTCGTAAGGCGTCGAGGTCCTCGCCGTGCCCGATTATCTGGTCCTTTGCGTCCCTTAAGATATACAGCATCTTGCCTCACCACCTCCACTTTGTGCAGTAGCAACATTGGTCTGTTCTCCTCCAGGCTATTCTTGCAAAAGTATACATGGACGATGACTTCATGGAGAGGGTCACTCTCCATGAACTTGGTGATCTCATCGAGTAATGGGAGTTTCACTCTTGAACTTCTGGGTCGCCGGCCCCCCACAGTGGTTGCAGAAGACATTGAGCAGGCTCCTCCCTCGGAAGGTCATATGCTCTGTTTCCACACAGCCCTCGTCGCTGCAGTTGTGTCTGCACTTCTCACACCACCACTCTTGGATTAGCACCATCACATCACCTCGAGCCGCCGACGGCTAGTTCGGATTTCCTTCCTCAGCTCTCGGAGGAAGAGTGCGATGGCGAAGTGAAGATACAACAGCCTCCTCACCCCCCTCATGTCACTCCACCTTCGTAAGCAGCCCGCACCCCGGGCACTCGTAGGCCTTAACCATACCCCGTCTCCTCGGTCTCCGGATGGAACTGGTGCGGTTCTCCGAGGTGGTGCCTCTACTGAAAGCGGGCTTCCAGATGCGGTGGCGCTGCATGACCGCCTCGATAGCGGTGTATGTTCTGTTGGGGAATGCGGTGTCTTTAATGTGGCGGGCTACTTCGCGGAGTTTAACTCTCTGACCTTCTGGCTGCTTTGCGAGCCACTTGTTGTACTCTTCCCGAACAGCTCTGACCTCTGAGGGGGACCAGAGCTTGCCCTGCGGACTCCTAGCCATGTCGCTTCCTCCAGGTAATTTTACCTTAAGAAGAAGGGACCCCGCCGCCTCAGCCTGTGGGCTTGGGGTACTAAGGGGTGCGCTCACCACGCATCCTGATCCTTTTCCGCCACGCCCTGTACCTATTACGGCGGAGCCCCCCCGGCCGGCCGCTAGACTACGACGCCGTACCCCTTGAGCAGCTCCTTGAGCTTGGGGTCGTTTGCGGACTTGGCGATCAGCGTGTCGAACGCCTTCGCCTTCTTGCTCGACCCTTCGCGCCACTGGGTCGACCGCTGCCGCTGGGCATGATACGTACCAAGTGCCTTCGGGATGCTGTCCTCGCCGTACTTGGCCGTGAAGTCCTTGATACTCATTGGGTCTGCCATTCTCTAATCACCTCCTCTCGGGTTGGCGTTACTACTTAGGTTCTGCCTGGGGTGACCACAGTCCGTACACCTCTCAGGGTGCGCCACGTTGAACCATCCACAGCCGCACGTCCAGAAAGACTGGTCGCTCAGAGGGTTGGGGTCGCCCGCCCCCTCTCGCGCCATTCTTTTATCACGCCAGCCTCTCGGTCGCAGCCTGCGCATATCCATTCCTTGCCGCCTTGGTAGCGGCCTTCCTCTCCCATCTTGAAAGGTTGGTGGCATACTTCGCACATCGCTCCAGGTTCTCTCACTATGATCTCAGCCATCCAACTTTTCCACCGCGCGCATCAGTCCGAAGTATGTCTTGAACCAGCAGCCGTCTGGTGACTCCTTGTACCTCTCGTTGTCGAAGCAGTGAAGCATACTTATCATATCCTGCCTGGTGTGCTCTACTCCATGGTTGCACTTGAACCATTTGGATATCACTCAGTCGTCACCTCCTCTCATGCTGCCCATGATAACACAAAAATAAATTTGTGTCAAGTCTTTTTTTCGACGAGATTTGGCATGAAAATTGCATACGCGCGTATATGAAAAGATGTATGCAAGAATCATGCCATTCGGGTGACCGGGTTACGAGTCATCGGTGTGAGAGTGAGTACTCTTATAGTCGTCGTACTCATCCAGGTACTGGCTGACCGCGCCCCTTATCGTTCGGTGGAGGCCCATGCCAGTCTCCTGGCAGTACGCCTTCAGCCGGTCGTACAGGGCCTGCTCGAGTAGCCGACTCACCGATCCACCAGACATATCATCACCTCCATCTCAAGTGATGGTGGTGGCGTGGCCGCCCTATCCACCACGGGTACTGTTTCTGCCTCCTCACAGATGCTTCACAGTAAGTGATGCGGGTCCCGTCCCTCTGTACTGCTACGGCCCACGACACACACCTAGACTTCGGCGCGGCGCAGCCCATCAGGAATAGTGCTATGATGGCCACCACCACCAGGTAGATGGCGAGCCCCCACTCGAACACCTTTTCTGTTTTCATTGACCCAACCCTCTTATTCGGCCAAAAGGTTTCCTTCTCCCCCTATGGGATACTGCCCCGGAGCAGTTAGCAAAGACTAGCTTCTCCGCGCTTTTGGAGTATTCGTTGTCGCTGTCTGCATAAGCTTGCAGCCCTCGCCTCATGCAAGCATCGAAATCGCTCTCACACCCTCCAAGGAGGAGGACCAGTCCCACCAGCAGAAGTATCCTCATGGTATGTTCCTTATGTAGCAGGCTAGGCAGTAGAGCAGGATTACCCCTGCCACGAACATACCCTCCCAGAAGTACTGCATCTCACCGAATACCAGGGAGCCCACCAGGAAGATGCCGACTATCATACTCGTCGGCACAAGCAGACCTTTCCGATCGACTTTCACGGTAACTTACCTCCTCTCTGTGTCTGGCGTCCACTTACTCCTGGGCCCCTGAGAGTCCTTGAGTGCCGGCATTACGTCCATCGGCACACACTCACTTATGGTCCTCACGATAGACTTGCTTGACCGAAGCTTCATGTTGATTTGCCGCACCACCATACACGCGTTCCGGGTACCGAAGATGTAAGTTTCGATGTTGGTGACCGGGTCGGGACCGAACGCCGGTGATGTGTAGATAGCGACGAGCAGTAGAGCCCACATCCTTCGTCACCTCCCCTCAGCCGCAGCAGCAGTGGTCCGGTAGCTCCATGAACCAGGCTATGAAGTGCTTCTCCCTATCAGGCTCCTCGCCTTTCGGCACAACAAGGATGTCCACGCCCTTGTGCCAGCCTGGCACCTTCAGGATGTCTTGCCCTTTGTAGCGGCGCTTTATGTCCTTGTAGTTGCAGTAGTTGCAAGGTGTTAAGTCGCTCACGCTCTCGTCACCTCCTCTCTACCAGTCTTGCGCCTTGGCTCGGCCGCTGTAGTCGAATGCGTAGTCACCGTCAACGGTGGGCTTCGCGCCGAGGTACATCTTAAGGTCATCGCCCATCATCTTCAGCAACCACTTACCAACTTCGCTGGCGCACGGTATAAAGTACACCAGCTCCTTGGCTTCGTCGTACACCAGCAGGTCACCCATGTAGCCCTCAAGCGGCCGCTGGACCTTGACTATCACTTGCGTACCGTTACCCATTACTTGTCTTCCACCTGCTCGAAGGTGAAGATCACATTGTCAATCTCGGCCAGGAACTGCTTCAGGTTCTCGTCGCCGTCCTCGATGGTGAATGGTGCCCAGTTGTCCAGCACCACACCCTGCCCGTCTGTTACCGATAGTTTGATCACCATGGCGTACTCCCCCCTTCATCGCTGTGCTTCACACACTCCGGACATACGATGGTGTATAGGTGGGTACTGCCCGGAAAGGTCGCCTCACCCGTACAGTCCTCGCACACCGCCCCGCCGCAACCCTCGCAGATCATATTCACCTTAGTGCCTGGCTTGACCTGCGGATCGAGTGATGGGTCGTAGGTGACCTCTAGCTGACAGCCTATGCAGTTGAGCACCTCATACTCTGGCATCTGTATCACCCCCTTTCCATGCCAAACCCTTTAGATTCATACACTTACGCGACTTCTCTGCTTTCTACGTTCATTTCTACATACGTAAATGCTTGATTCTAAAGGTCAAAACGATCATTTTTCCACTTCTACATTTCTACCATGCCGTAAGTATAACAGATTTTTGAATCTGTGTCAAATAGATAATATCTATACATATATATATATATAGATATATTCTATATATACCATATACATAGTAGAAACGAGAATGTAGAAAACACGCACCTTTCCCTTTAGAATCAAGGACTTACGTCGAAGAAACGCATGTAGAAGCTTCTACATCGTTTAGAATCAACGACTTACACGACTTGGATTGCTCAGATGACCACCGACTCCATCTCCCAAAACTTAATTGGGTGGACGTTGGTCATCACCGTTAACTGCACACGGAGTGCACTCAGTAGGTCCACCACCTCCTGCTCTGCTATGTCGGTATGCAGGATTATCTTCACCTCTATGCCCGTTGCCACAGGTCTCACCTCCCCTCATCTTCGACCTAGATCAGCAACTTGCTATCTTACCCAGTCGGATGATCGCTGGTCCCCCGTCGTCTGGGTCCAGCGAGGTTGCCTCGTAATACCACACCTCACCGTCCTCCTGCTTAACCGCGACGAACACCACCTGCTCCTCAGGGCGGGCGGCTAGTTCATCACCCAGTTGATGAGCAAGCATTGTCACCTGTCTCACCCCCTTCCTGCTCCAGGTAATGTTACCTTATGCTAGACCCTCCTGTGTGGCAGCGTCCCGAAGTATACATAGTACATATGGTCCGTATCATCCAATGCCTCTATTGCTGGACACTCGGTTGCATGGAACGCTTGCTGCTCGCAGTACGGACACGGTGGTCCGTGCACTACGTTGCATACAGTGCACTCACCGAACTGGTCCACTGTGCACTCCTCATCCCTGCTGTGAGGCATACTCTCACCCCCTCTTCTTGAGCAACTCCTTCTCGTACTTTGCTGCCCACCTAACCCACAAGTTTAGGTGTGCATACGAGCAGAAGTGCTTGGGTCTCGGCATCTCCAACAGCGTACCCGCTATACTGTCTGCCGTCACCGTTATGGTCGTCTCCCTGTTGCACAGCACCAGCTCACCGTGCTTTCTGTAGGCAGTCTGACAACTGGGCACTTTATCACCCCCTCCCTAGTTGGACATATGCTTATTCGCCCAGTTCTTCTCCCTGTCCACCTGCTCCCTGCACTGCCGGCAAATACATGCACAGTACAGCAGCATGGTGGTGTCCCTAGCAAACACTAAGGTCTGCAGCATAGGTATCACCCCCCTTCGTTTATACAGAATGGGCAGGTACTTCCGTAAAATTCTCCGTTATGCTTGGCACAGTAGTAGTGTTTGTCACACTTGGGACACACTAGTTCACAGGTGTCCTCACGGAGCAGACACTCCGCTCCGCACTCAGCACAGTGCAACCCTGACTGTTCCACTCGTCTCACCCCCTCCCTACACGAACCGTATTACCGTATGTGCGTAACAATTCTGGCAGAATATAGCACTCGTCCCACCTAGGTAAGGCATCACCTCGATGTACTGCTCACACCCCACAGGGCATTCTGCCCATAGGGTCTCCCAACTGTCGTTCATGGGCACCTCTCTCACCCCCCTTCGAGGTTACGCGCGTTTTAGGTATGCGCGCCCCACCCCTAGGTGTTAGATGCTAAGACCATGCGACTTCTCGACCTCTGCGATGATCGCCAGGAGTGCCTTGTCGCCCTTAGACTTCGCCTTCGCCTTCAGGTCGACAAACGCACCAGCATGCTTCACAGAGGTTCCCTTCCGGTCCGTTGCCTTGCGGTTGCTCTTCCGCCAGGCCCTCCGCGTCTTGTAACCCTCTCGGATCAACCAATCCGCGAAGTTGCTGCCCCCGAACCCCTTCACCTCATCAAAGGTGACCTTGTCGAACTTGTCACCGATGACTTCGATGAACTTGTCCAGGACAGCGGTGGTCTCCGTGGTTGCCATGTGTCTCACCCCCTTCTTTGGCAGGATGCCACCGGGTTATGAATACTTACCTTCAGGGCAGGTTACTCCCTTGTTCGACACACTCATACTTTCTCACAATTATGCCTATTTGCCTAGAATTATTTCCAATGCACGTTCTACCCTTTTTTCGATGCCATTCCACTTTCTACGCATATTTCTTTGTTGCCTTTTCTGCATACGCTGGTCCTTGGATACAAAGTGACGTTTGTACCCTCCCCAGATTACCATGTTCCCCTCCTTATGCTATTCCCACAGGTAATCCTTGCACCTTCTGTTGCTACACACAAAGTAATCCCTAATCCTCTTCATGAGCGACTTGCATTGCTGACAATACATAATCACCCTCCTTGCACATGAACACGTTTTTGTGTTCACATACAGCGAAATTTTCAAAAGTGTACGAAAATCGGGCACCCCGAACAATTTGAACCTGGCGCACAGATTCCCGTTGGCCTCAACTGAATCCACATCCGATCAAGCCAAGCATATCTTCAAGCCAACCGCAGAATTGGCTTGACAATCATGCCAAATTGTCGTATACTTACAGTACTATGAGGTCTATACTGATGTACCTGTTTCCGGGGCTGAGAGGGACGACCTGCCACTCTTGTGGTGCGCAAGCGTTCCTCTTGAGCGACTACTGTTCGAGGAGGTGTCTTATCAACCTTCGCTATGAACGCTTTTACGGACAAAGATTTTGATAGGTTGTGGAAAAAGGCGGGCGTTCCACCTTACGTGTTATCTAAGTTCCTCGACTGCGTGGCGCAGGGACTGGTGAACATGGATATGAACCGGCGTAAGGTGGAGTGGCACAAGCACCATGGAGATTCAGCCGTAGACGAGCAGACCTGGCATATGTGATGGCTAAGCCGTGGGCGATAAGAAACGAGGAAACCGTGCCTGAGGTGGTGCGCCTAACCGCTCTCGGGTATTCCCCTAGGCATATTGCCGAGATTACCAAGCGCGACCCCCATACTATTTATATGTTGATGGATACGGACGACTTCAAGCACGCCCTCGAGACCATCAGACGCGAAGCCGACAAGAACGTCCTCGAGTATAGAGAGCGGCTAGCGGTGGCTAGTGAGTCTGCACTTGATCGCATCATAGCGATGAGCGAGGCGGAGAATACGCAGGATAATATCAAGTTGTCCGCCAACAAGGCAATCGTGGAATATTCGGGGAGGGCTGCGCCCTCGAAACGAGAAGAGGGTGAGTACACCTTTAAGTTTGAATCGGCCACGCTCGACCGTATAACGGAAGCGATGCGTGAGCTGATGGGGGAGGTTGTAAATGTTCCCGCTAAAGTTGTATAGGTACATCCCAGAGGGATCAAGCCTAGACGCGGTGATCTGCCGCAGACCAGGGCCTGGGGTAATCTTCCAGATTCCTACCGCCAAGCCGAGGAGCAGGCTCTGCCACCATCATGTTGAGGAGATGGTGCGGGTGACTATGTGCAATTTGCTGCCCATCATTAGGTTTGGGGTGCGCCTGCGGTCTAATAGGTGGGCGCTGGCGTTTATGAAGGGAAAGGGCGAGTTGCATGTTAGTAAAGCGAACTGACGCAACCATCGAGGTCTTATCTGAGAATATGCCCGAGTCTTTGAGCGACAAGATCGCCCAGAGGGTTATCGAGTCGTTACCTGGCGACCTGGACCTATTCCTTAGTGGCAAAGCCACGGTTACGATTTCGGTGACTCCGAATGGACGAGAAAGCGGCATTTGAAGGTCTAACCAAGGCCGTTTCCATGGCCGAGAGTCGTTCCCCGTGGAAGACGGCTTCTCCGGCCGATCTTGCAGAGCGGAATGACCTCCGCGAACAACTACGCGGGCTCTGCAAAGCGTCGTTGTATTTCCTCTCCAAAGGCGTCATCTCGTACTCATCCAAGGTCGGCAAGGACTACACCTTCCCTTTGCATAAGGAAATGTGCGACGACGCTCAGGATATGAGCGTTCACCGCCGGTATGATCTCTGGCCGCGAGGTCACTTCAAGACAAGCGTCTACTCCATCGGCAAACCCGTCTGGCTGTACCTAAACAACCCCAACACCCGTATACTTATTGCCGGCTCTACCTCAACCAACGCAGCGAAGCGGATTTTCATAATCAAGCGCCTTTTTGAGCGCAATCGGCTTTTTCAGTGGCTTTTTCCTGAAACAATCCCCGCCTTTGAAAAAACAAAGTGGTCTCAAACCGACATCCTCCTTCCTCGAGATGAGGACTACCAGGAGTATACTATCGAGGCGATGGGGGTTGGCGGACGTGTGACAGGTCGTCACTACGACATAATGATTAAGGACGACTTGATAGACGAAGAGTGTCTCGATTCACAAGGAGTGCCCTCTCCGGAAATGATGGACGCCGCCAAGCAGTGGCATGACTACTCGGAGCCACTCCTGGAGGACATAGTCAATGGCTACGACCATATCGTGGGTACCAGGTGGGCCGAAAATGATCTGGTGGACCACATCAAGCGCACGGACCCCAGATATCGAATTACTTCACACAAGGCTATGGGAGGTTGTTGTGATCACCACCCTCACGGGGGACCCATATTTCCTCGACGATTTCCTGCTCATGCCTTGGCCGCAATCCAAGCAAAAGACCCAATAAAGTACGCCACACAGTTTGACAACAATCCTCGTCACCCCTCTGCTACTGAATTCCACCCTGACTGGCTGCAATACCACGATGTAACCCTCGAAGGAGACTTCAAACTGCCCGTTAAGACTGAGGATGGGCGAGAAGTGATAGATCGAGTGGGTCATCTGAACAAATACCTGTTCGTGGACCCAGCTTTCAGTAAGAAGCGCAGGGCGGACTATACTGGTATGGTCCTCCTAGGCATCTCCCCTGAGCCTCCGTTAGGTTATTTCCGGGTTCACATTATGGAGGCGTGGATGGAAAAGGCCGTCCCGGAGGCCCTGATCGACCAAATCTTCAAGTTTTGCAGGGCATATCCCGACATTCTGCACGTTCTGGTCGAGTCGGTAGCTGCACAGACCGTGTTATTGCATTTTGGCGAGTACAAGAGCCAGAAAGAGGGCATTTGGATACCCTGGATGGAGTTCAGACCCGATAGTAAGGTCTCTAAGCAGTCCAGGATACGTGGTCTACGCCCCTACTGGGCTGCAAAGCAGGTTTACATGTACCGTGGGTGCCCGATGATAGACGAATACCTCTCTTTCCCCCTCACAACCGACGATCACCTCCTAGATGCCATGGCACAGGGGCCTACCGTGTGGTCTTCGCCTCTATCTGACGAGGAATATGAAGAAAGCTCGGGCAGAGCGTACGCGAGACTAGCGCACCGCGATCCGGTGACGGGGTACTGATGGACCCAGCAACAATGGCGATGCTGATTCAGCTCCTCAACTCAGCCCTACAGATGAGTGGGGTGATGCCTGATAGTATGAGTGGGGGGTTTGGAGGTGGAGGGGGAGGCATGGGCGGAATGATGGACATGTTCAGTGGTCTCCTCGGAGGTGGGAAGAAGAAGAAGCCCAAGTTTCAGGGCTTTGTGCCTCCTGAGGGTCAGGGTGCTGGCGGCGGTACGATGGAGGCCCTGATGAAGGCGATGATGCTGAAGAATATGACCGGCGGCGGTGGTGGGGGTATGTTCCCTGGGATGGGCATGGAGTAACTCTAACCGAAGGAGGGTGTAATGGCCAAGCACGGAGGGATGTACAAGCCTGGAAGTCATGGCAACAAGTCCGCGGGGAAGCTGGAGAAGAAGCCCGGTGGGAAGTGGAAGGGTGGGGGCAAGGCAATCCCCGTCGACCACGGTCCCCGAGCCACCGGTGCTACCAAGGCCGGTAGCGGGAAGACCGGCTTCGCAAAGATTTAGCCGTGGACCAAGACCCTATCCTCTCGCACTGGCCTAAGGGGACTAAGCTTTTCATCCCCTTGCAGAGAGACGGGGTAGTCACCGATCGGAAGAAGCGCCCGTGGGGCTGGAAGGCGCTGGGTGTGTATCATTTCTGGTACGGATGGGAACAGTTTGAAAAGACAGCTGAAGGTAAAGTTACCTGAAGATGACACTAGGTCAAGCACAGCGTCTCTATACTAGAATGGTCGGCCTCCTCATCATCAAGGCCTACGATATGGGCTTTGAGATGAGCCTGGGTTGGGCGGAGCGCCCTGCTGAGTTTGCGAAAATCTATGCGAAGCGGAAAAAGGGGATACCCTCTAGTCTGCATACCAGCCGGCTGGCCATTGACCTCAACCTCTTCGTCTGTGGGAGATTCCTGTCGAAGACCAGCGATCACCAGGTGCTTGGCGAGTGGTGGGAGGCTGAGGGACGAAGGCGGGGTTATCCTCTGGTGTGGGGGGGTCGGTTCAAGAAGCCTGACGGCAACCACTACAGTTGGGAGTGGCGAGGTAGGATGTGAGCGGAAAGAGGGCGAAGCTGCTCCGCAAGCAGGTGTACGGCGACTACTCCTTGAAGGCCAAGAGATACCAGACTACTCCCCGTGGTCTATTGGTCTGCGAGGGATTCCGAGGGGAGTACCTGGACGCTAAGAGGGAGTTCAAGTATGGCCGTATTTCCGTCTAGAGTCGAGCGGATCAAGTTCTCCGAGGCTGCTCTCACCAGATTGAAGAAGTTTCTCAATCAGGAGCTGGATACCGCCATCCGGGAGCATGAGAAGCTCGAGCTTACGTGGAGAGAGGCGGAAAAGTACTATGACGCCATCCCGGACGTCGAGAAGAAGAACTTCCCCTTCAAAGACGCCTCTAACCTCGTGGCGCCCATCGTTGCCATTCATACTGAGGCAATCTTCGCCAGAATTATCAATACAATCTTCTCCGTAGACCCCTTGTGGGTGGCTCGGGCCATGAATAAGGACTTCGTGGATATTGCTGTACCCACTCAGCAGTATCTGCACTGGCTGCAGAAGTACCGGATCAAGCTGTACGAGCGCATAGCTCCTGGTCTCAAGCAGGTCGTTAAGATCGGCACCGGCACCCTCGTCCTCGGGTGGGAGAGGCAGACCAAGAAGATACTCCACTACGACAAAGCGGGCAAGGTTGTCGGTCCCTCCGAGGTCTCTATGTATACCGGTCCTATGGTCAACTTCATCAGGGCCCAGGACCTGATTACACCCTCCGACGCTGGTACGGATATCCAAGAGGCGAGGTGGGCCGCTCATCGCCGCTATCCGACCTGGTGGGAGCTGAAGGCTCGAGCGGCGCGTAAAGAGTACTACAACGTGGACGACATCAAGTCGTTTATGGAGAAGCAGCCGGAGAAGATCGAGGAGTTCCGCAAGAAGCAGTTTGGGGTGGAGTTGGGCTCCACAATGCCGGAGCTTGGCACTTACGAGACCTTCGTGTGGTGGGGAGATTATGACGCAAATGGTGATGGAATTGCAGAGCAATGCAGATTTGTGTACCACCGCAAATCGGAAACCGTGCTGGATGCGACTTACAACTATCTCCTTGATGGTAGGCGACCCTTTATACCCCTGCGATATATGTTTCGAGAGGGTGCTTACCATGGTGAAGGCATCGCTTGGCAGGTCGGGAACTTGCAGAGGGCTTACAGCACCCAGATCAACCAGGCAATTGACAATTCCTCTGTGGCCAACACCAAGATGTTCAAGGGCAAGAAAGGCGCTATAAAAGAGGAGGAAGAAATCTGGCCAGGCAAACTCTGGATGCTGAGCAGGCTGGATGACCTTGGCACGATAGATATGGGGGACATCAACCCATCCGTCCTCGCCGCCCTCGGGTACATCAAGGACTTGGCGCAGCTTCGGTCTGGTGTCTCTGATTACAACCTCGGGCAAGAGTCGGCCATCGTGGGTCACCGGGCGACCGCGACTTCAACACTTGCGCTGATTCAAGAGGGCAATAAGCGGTTCGACCTGACCATCAGAGACATCAGGCACTCCTTCTCAGAGCTGGCAATGCAGGTGCTGTTACTCGAGCAGCAGTACGGCTCTGACACGATAGACTTCTTCACACCTGGTGCTAGTAACATGGAGCAGTACACCGTTCCTAAGCAGTATGCGCGCCTTGGTCTTGGCCTCGATGTCTCGGCTTCTTCGGCCTCGATCAACCGTGAAGTTGAGAAGCAGAACAACCTGGCATTATTTAACCTTGTCCTTAGTTATTATGAGCGCCTCACGGAGGTTTCCGGAATCCTGGCAAAGCCAGAGATCCCATCAGGGATCAAAGACTTCGTGGTGAAGCTGGTTGAAAAGTCAGGCAAACTCTTAGAAAGAGTGTTGCAATCCTACGCAGTGCCCGACCCCGAGACCTTTGCGGTTAACGTGGAGGACCTGAGGGCGGCAGCAGCTCAGGGTAGCGCGCTCGGGGGAGGTGAAGATGGAGGACCGCCTGTCGAGGGAGGACCGGGCGGTGTTCCTGCAGGCATCGGGGCTGGGGGAGTGGGTGGACCTCCAGCGGGGCCTGTCGGAGGGCCGCCTCAAGGAGCGCCTCCAGGAAGATAGAATCACGGCGGCGCAGCGGGAACTCGGGTTTCAAGAGTGCTTGGACCAAGTGGCAGTTTGGATAATGGAGTTTAGAAAGGAGGGGCAAAATGCCCGACCCTAAAGACCTTCTAAAAGAGCCTGATCCACCACCGGTGGAGACCGAGGAAGTAAAGGAGCTAAAAGCTAAGCTTGCGGCTGCAGATACGGCAACACAGGCGGCGCTGGGCGAGGTCACCGCTGCCGCCGAGAAGGCAGCTGGACTCGAGGAAGCAGCTAGGCGGCCAGTAGTGCGTCCGCCCGCACCTGGAGTTCAGAGGACGGCTGCGGAGATACAGGCCGATACCTACGAGCAGATTCGGGAGGGCATCTACAGCGCCCCCGGTGCTACCCTCGACGAGCACTTCAACCGCAGGATGACGCCTGTGCTTCGGGACTACTACGAGACTCAGGCGGGTGTGGCCAGGGAGCTCGGCTTGGGCAAGGTGTCTGAGGCCGACAAGACGAAGTACGGGGCCGAAGCTACGGAGTTGATGAGGGTGGTCGACCCTGTTACCAGAGCTAATCCGAACGCTTGGGTCCAGGCCTTCAATCTTGTCAAGGCTCAGCATCTGCCTGAGATCATTGAGCAGGAGAAGGAGACCATACGGAAGGACCTCGAACCCAAGCCTCCTGTCATCGAAGGTGCTACACCTCCACCGCCTCCTGGGGGCCCGGCTACGGCTGAGCTGACGGAGGAGGAGAAGATGGTCGCCAAGCGATACATAGACGACGGCGTGTTCAAGGATGAAGAAGAATACAAGAAATGGAAGGTGAAATAATGGCCGAAGAGAACAAGATAATCGTTGACCCGTTTGGCAAGACGGACTCACACGAAGTCCGTGGCAAGCAGGACGAGCGCCATTACCGGTGGGTCACACCGGACAAGGCTAGTAAGCGCCAGATGCAGGCTTACCTTCCAGTTGGGAAGGATGACCCTGAGCAGGCCGGTTCTCACCTCAGTGCGGAGGGGCACCGGATGCTGGGCAAGAAAACCCTGATGTACTGCCCGAAGCATATCAGGCAGACCAGGGAGCAAAAGGCCCTCGACTTGGACGCTTTGCGAAGAAAGAAGACGAAGGAGGACTTCCACGCTGAAGGAGACAGGTCTGGCTTTGAGACCTTCGAGGTGGACCGAGTCCCCAAAAGGGGAGGAGGCTACACGGAGATCGAGAAGCCAGGGGCATCCGGCCACAAGCCAACGTTCGCTATGGGGGCCGGGATCAGCAAGGAGACGGGTGAACTGGAGAGGCCAGAGCTACCTTCAGTAACCCACCCAGAGCCGTCAGAGGCGGTGCCAGGGCCAACCCGAAGGACCATGATGGACGAGCTCAAAGAGCAGCCTGACAAGCAGTAACCCAACAATCTTACCGTAAAGGGGGTGAGGAAACTTGGTAACTGTTGGATACCAGGCAGGTAAGGTAGTTCAGACGATCAGCGGTAACAACCCCATGATCCTGGTGCTGCCTGAGGCGGCTTCAGTGACCGCGGTACGGGGAGAGTTGGCGTTCTTAAACGCCGGGTATGTTGAGGAGTGCGGGAACAATCCCCGTGACATCCTCGGTTTGTTTTCCGAGGATGGCCATAACTCCACTCCGGCCGGCACCAACAACGTGTCGGTTGAGATCGCCAACGCCGACAACATCTTCGAGTTCAACAAGACCGACAGCTCAGGTGTTCGTGTGGCGTCCGCTGCGACTGACCGTGGTAAAGGTTTTGCGCTTTACCGGGACACCACGAACAGCCGCGTGACCGTGTACGACGGCACTAACGCCAACATCCGGGTTCGGTGTATTGCCCATTCCCAAAAGGACGTGGTGGGGGACACCGGGGGCCGGCTGTTGTGCATGTTCCTAGGTCCGTGGAGACAGCTCGACAGCACATCCTAAACAGAAAGGGGGTGAGTATAATTGGCTGCAGACCGT